TTCCACAGGTACACCGCCATGAAGGCGTTGATCAGCACAAGCTCAATCACGAAGATGTAGGTCACCGTTGGGCGCACAGTGCCGACGTAGTTGGCGACCCATTGGCTGGCCTTATCGAGCACCTTCTCGTCGTGTTTGAGCGCGGCCTCAGTCATCTGCGCCTCGGTCTGCATGGCAACCTGATCGGTGCGGATTTCCTCGATCTTCTGCTGGGCGGCATACCCCTGAGCGGCCAAAGCAAGCTCACGCTCATTCTGCATCCGGGCCAGTGCAAGCTCGTGCTTCTGGTCTGCCTTGTTTTGAAAAAACTCAAGTAGCTTTGGCAGGCCGCTAATCAGCAGGCCACCGAGGGTGGAGATGAGGGACAGCATTATTTGGCTCCTTTGGTGATGCGTTCGCGTTCTTCCAGCAGACGGACCTTGACCTGAAGCTCATTGATGTGATGCATCAACTGCTCTTTCATGACGGCCCTGCGCTCCGCACTGATCGGGCTATCAGTAGGAGTTCCTTCCTTGGTGATGAGAGCAGGCATCTGGCCTTCGATCTTGGTCAGACGCTCAGAAAACGAGTTGACCTCCCCGAGAAGCCACGCCAATGACATGACCACAATCGGGATGATTGCTTTGAGTACGTCAGCCCATGCCATGACTAACCACCTTTCGTTCAATGTCCTGCTCATCACAGCTTTCGCCGTATTGAATCTCAATGACTCGCAGAACGCTATCTAATGATGGGTTGCTCAGTTGATGCCATTCACCACAAGGAATTTCAACCATTCCATGTTTGTTCAGCAAATAACCCGTGTTTTCAAAAAGCACTAAGGCTGTTCCTTCTGCCACATGCCAGTGCTCAGATCGGTGCTTATGCCTCTGTAGGCTCAGTGACATCTTTGGCTCAACAACCAACTCTTTGACCTTTACATTTGGCGCTTCGTGAAGAACACTGTAGTATCCCCATGACTTCTCTGTGCGGGGCGCTTGCCAGTTTTGTAGCAGCCATGACGACGAGTTTTGTTTGTCGGATCCACCTACCCCAAAAACAAATTCAACATCTGTTGCTGCCATCTCTGGAATGTTGGATGCCGTCCTGTCCCCGCCATTAGCAAAAACAATTTTGTCTTCAGGGTACTTACTCTTAACAGCTTCAATCAACTTCAGAGCAGACCCATCACTATCGTCAAACGACATAGCTACATCTACGCAGCGCATCGCACGAATGACACTTAGCCGCTCTTTGATTGGCATAAAGAATCGCTTCTTCTTGACAATCAACCACGCATCTGAATTTACACCAACAACTAGCCTATTACCGAGCTTTGCTGCCGCCTCAAGATAGGCCACATGACCTGAATGTAACGGATCAAAACCACCACTAACAACAACAGTTTTGTTCATACCTACTCCATTACAAAAACAAAAAGAAATTGCCAGTTGTTGCTTTAAATACCCAGCCTGTGTTGTTGCCCCCATCTACACAGCCATTTATTTCCAACGCTTGGAACGAAGCTCCTCCAGAAGCATTGGAGTAACTGATAGTTGTAAATTGAGCATTAACAATTCCAGACGTTTTAACAAAGTACCAAGGCAAAGGTGTTGTGAATAGATCGTAAGCTTTCAAAATCACATTGGCTGTTGGTGATACGCCAGCAATGGTGCAAGCCCCTGTAACAGTAACAGTTGATCCAAACCGAACCTCAAAAGTAGTTGGGTTGGGCGCTGTTGCAGTGATTGACAAATTGCTTATTGTTACATTTGATACAATAGTGGTGCTGCCGTTTGTGCAATTTAGATTTGGTATTGTTCCACTATTTGCATTAATAGAAAAAGAACCATTTAATGTAAAAGTGCCAGTAACAACAGCCCCTGCAACAATGGTAAAAGATCCAAACCCCGGAGCGTTAAATATTACATTATTTAAAACTGAGCCAGTTACAAGTTGAACACTACCAAACTCATAAATAATATTGCTACTATTAACTGTGGCAATTCCAACCAAAAAATCCCCAATTGGTTTTATGGTTGAACCAAAATTTCCATTGATAGTTAGAGTATCTGTACCTGCAGACAACAGATTTTCAAACCCCATGCCAAACCAAGATCCGCTAATTGATAGCGTTCTAGAAACATTAGGGCTACCTGTTTTCTTTCTTATAATAACGTTATCACTGCTTGGATAGAAAGCAGAAGTTTGATCAATTGTTGATGTTGCGCTTACAGAAACATTACCAAAAACGTTAACATCAGATGAAAATTTAACGGACGCACCACTCAATAAAGTTAAATTGTTGAGCCCACTTTGTATACTGGCCTGCGATATTGTTGTGCCATTTAGTGTTAAATTAAAACTTGTTGCATAAGCGGCATTACCAAGTGTGTCAATAGCAGAAGAAACAACACCGTTTATTGTCACAAAAACGTTTCTAAGCTCGTCATTTACTCCTGCCCACTGACAACTAAAAGAAATTGTACTAACAACTGTTGGAGTAATATTTATCGTCAGATTGGACAAATTGCTGCCGAGAATTTTTGTGTATGCTGGGCCAAACGGTCCTATCTCACAGTTTATGCAGTTGATGCTATATGTCCCAGACGGAACAAGACTGGCTCCAGTAAGTTGAAATTGATTACATGTTATGTTTGAATTTAAAGAAACCGTAGCTTGGGTGCCAATGTTATTGCTGATGCGAAACGTCGCCCCAGTAAAACTTGATACACTTTCAAAAATCGTACCTGTGGCAACAGATACCCTGACATTTAAAAAATCAACATTAAAAGATCCAGACGACGGAGTTGCCAGCATCCTAAAAGAGCCGTAAACCTCTAGGCTACTACCTGCGCCATTAAAGTTTATTGCTGCAACAACAGTGGAAAGAAAATTTGCACAGACAGCAGCATCTATCGTTACCGTATTGAGCGCGGTGCCAGATAGGCCATCAAACACTACATCATCAACAGTTGTTGGAACACCTGCGTTTCCAGCACCACCTGATGTCAAAGACCAGTTTGCTGTGCTTACGGTATCCCAAGTGCCGTTTCCACCAACCCAATAGTATGTAGCCACGTTGCCTCCAATTAGAAGCCAAAGTTCTTGGCCAGCATCTGCCACTTGCTGTTTGATGTGTTGTAGATAAATCCCATGTAGTCTGTCTTGCCCGCTCCAGATGAAGCAGAAGGCAATGGACTATCAGTGGATCCTTGATAGATTGCATTCCAAGCAAACGTCTGAACTGCTGTGCTGCTCAGTCGAAACACGAATGTTTGCCCATTGACTGGTGAACCAATTGGAGCATTGATGGTCAACGTTCCAATAGGCTGTGTGTTTGCCTGTATCAAAATATCTGTTGTATCTGAGTTTGGCGTAACCGATGCCGCCGATGCCGTGGATACAACTCGTTTGGCGATCTCTGTACTCACCAATGCAAAGTCGCTGCCATTCCACGCAACCATGAAAGTCTTGCCGCTTGGAACTGTTACGCCAGTGGTAGGTCCAGCGCCACGAATAGTCACTCCAAAGCCACCTACTGTGTTATTAATCACAACATAGGTTTTGCTTTGTGCTGGCGCAGTAATGTTGCGTACTGTTGCTCGAGATCCAGTGCATAGCAGTACAACCTGCCTTGCTTGGTTTGATGCCTCGGCCGTGGTGGTCAGCGTTACATCTGCATCAGACGACAAGATTGTTGTACCAGCAATAGCCGAATCCAACAGCGCCGTGATGCTTGTGTTTACCAATGCACCCCAGTTTGTGGTGCCGTCTGCTGGCAGTGATAGTCCAAGAAGAGGTGTTGAAGCCATGATTGCTCCTAATTAGCTGTTTATATTTTGCCAGTTTGGGCTTTGACTGTCATCAACCCCAAACCAGTTTGGATTCTGTGAGTTGGCAACAATTACCCAGTTACCGGCTTGACTGTTATCTATTGGATTCCACAGCAATGCATCAAAGACTGCATTTGCTGCTGCCACCGATTCTGGCAATGTAACGTTGTAAAAATTTACAGCCATCAGCGACTCATTAGAGGTTGCTTTTCCTAGACCAGTTTGTTATCTGTAAGCCTAGAAAAGTTTTTGGATATGAAAAACTTCAACGCTATTTTTAAACAATCCTAATAAGAGCAGATGTGCTTGTGTTAGCAGGCATCTGAACGGTAAACGTTGCGGTAGATGTTTTATCTGAACCAAAATCCAACACACAAACAGCGCCATTGCTGCCTGTCTTGTAAATCAAAGCTCCACGCGCTGTAAGAGCAGAAGTCCACGAGACGTTGTTAAACGTCACATATGTGATGTTGTTTTGATTTGTTGGAGTAGAAGAAACCGTTACCGGCTGTGGTGCATAACCAGCTGCTACCACTTCATTGTTTGAAGTGTATTCAGTGGTGTTCTCGTTTAGAGTTGCAAGAGACGTATACAAGGCAATATAAAACGTATCGGTTGCAAAATTGAACGACCCGTTCATCAACCCTGTTTTAAATGCATTGGTTACGGTTTGAGCTATTGCCATTTAGATCACCGGATTTCTAACTTGGCCATCTCGATAAGCATCCATACGCTGCTTACCATCGCCCAGATTTTTAAGCAATGCCATTGCTTGCGTGTACTGCTGTTGATAAAACTGCACCAGATCTGCATCACCCTTCATGTACCTAATAGCCTCTAGCATGGTGCCATTAAATAGTGCTGTTTCAAAGTTATCGCCAAGCCAAGTTGTTCCAGTTGGGTTTGTTACGGCCGTTACAGATAAAGAAAAACCAGCACCAGTTCCACCAACAGAAGAAGAATTAATATTCAATACATCTGATACAGCATAGAAACATCCTTTATTTACAAGGGATACGGACGTTACTCCTCCCCCACTAATAACAATGTCTGCTGTAGCCGAGTTTCCACCCCCGCCAAGAAGAGGAACATTGAAGTATGTGCCGTTTGTGTAACCAGTGCCGTTACTCAAAATAAAAGTAGAACTAATCGGCGCTTGAACAATGGACTCTGGCAGATAATAAAAATGCAGTTCTACGCCATATGCTTGATCTGGCGTTGGGCCCAAAATAAATGACAACTCATTTGTGTTGTTGTAAGTAGGGCCAAAGATTGCATAGTGCTTTGGCAATCCTCTTGCGCTTACTGATGTTGTGCCGGGGTTAGGATATGCTTCCCGAATAAAGTTTACGTCTTTATTAAGAAGATACAGGTCTTCACCGTTGGATTTAATGACCGCCAATGAATACACCGACAAAAAGTCATCTGGCGCAGACAGGTACTGATTACCAACAGACAGACTACCTGTTACGTTCTTGCGAAGGTTAGCAAGCTGGACAGTGTTGTAAATGTTTTGCTCTGCAATGCGAATCATCGCATTCATATCTACCGTGGGAAACGTGTTCTCACAGTAATCTTGAACAGCGGTGACAAGCTCAGAGTAATTCATTTAAACCTCACGCCATAGGACCGCGGCAAGTAATCCCTTTGGTAGCTGCTCCACCACCACGCATCTTGATACCTGTAGTCTTAGGCTCAGGATATGCATCCCGTGTCAAATTTCCGACAGACATCTTCACATGATTAGGCGTATTAGGCAGACCACCTTGGTAACCAGCGTTCTTCAGATCAACGCCAGTCTTACCTGTCATGTCATGCGGTTGTGCATAAACAGACGCTGGGCCAACTTCTTTGCCCATCTTTTTCATACTGTATGCCATGATTAGATCCCAGTTTTACGAACAGTGCGAACCACATCTTTTTGGTTGGCAACTTTTGCCAGACCGCGGCCAAGCTGTTTCATCTGAAGATTGGTCTTGCCACCACGAGCAAACTTGGTCGGCGTCTTGCCGGGGTGCATGTGAGCCTCGTGCTTGTGAACTGCTTTCTTTGCGTCCATTTTTAACTCCTTACGTTGTTGCGATTGTTACTTCACCAAGCTGCACGGTCAACACCAAGTAATTTGGGGTAAGCCCTGCATCATATGTTTGGGATCCACCAACTGGATTCCATCCCCATTGAATAACCCTTGAACCATCTGTCGGAAATCCGTTGTTGTTCAAGCCTGCTTGTAAGTATGTAGTGTCCCGACGAGGATTCCTTACAGCCTGCGGATCTTCCACAGGATACATGCCTAGCTGCAACTGCGGATGATCAGGTGACCAGCACTCAGGACAAACTTTATCATTGATTCGCTTTGTCTTAACAATCTGCGTTGTCAATTTTTTCAACTTGAACTGGAACCCACAGATATCGCACATGGCGATACTGTGTTTGCCAGAAGCAAATCGATTAGACATTACGTGTACCCACCACCAATATATGCCTGTCTAGGAACAAACCTAACAGCAGCTTTTTCACGATCTTCACCGGCCGCTAGATTGAACTGCTCATCATATACAGCCTTCAGCATGTCAATCCTTGGCATCAACTCCGGAACCTTCATGGCAATGTGATACGCCAATCCAGCCGCGCAGGCAGGTAGAAACCTAAAGTTCATGTCGCCAGTTTGAACGCCGCTACCAGCATCTTGCACACGGCGCATCCGCCAGTATGCAAATGTGTACGTTTGAGATCCATCAGGAACTGGCCAAACAGTAACGCATGGTAAGTTGGGATTGTAAACAGTAGCGCCATTAGTATGGCTAGTAGCAGCAGTTCCATTTTGCCCCCTAAATACACCACCAAGCGTGTTACCAGTGATATAGCCGTAATAGATGTCCTCGCTATCAATGCGAATAAATCCACTAGAAGGAATGCTGTCTACAGAACTCAAAACAATCGTTGTTGTTGTTGCGTTAATTGTTCTATTCAACGTGGCATTTGCTGGAGCTACTTCTCCCGAAAGCCTTTGAACCCAAACCTGAATAGGACGAGCCTGCTGAATTTTGTTTGGAATCGTGGCGTAAGTAGAAACACTAATACGAGTGATCGTTAGATCTGCTTGGGTAGATGCTGTGTTTCCACCAGTGCGGATCACATGCTCCATCAGATCAATTGTGTCCAACGGCAATGCATACGTACTTAGACCTTGAGTCAGGTTAAATGCACCCTGATCAATAGTCCACATGTTGATGCCGCGGTTTTGCCACTCAATGGTCATCAGGTTCATTGACCTACGCGCTGTACGCAAGTCATAACCAGTCCGCATCTCACGGCCAGCACGCTCCCAAGCCTCCTCGGCAATCTCCGTGAAGTCTAGATTAAAGAGCGTTGAGCCGGTTGTTGTGGCCATTACTTGCTCCTTGCAGCCCGCATGTTATCAACCAAATTAGGATAGGGACGCCCAGCCCGCTTGGCACTTGCTTTCGCTTTGGCCTTGTTGGCAGGGCTAAGTTTCTTGGGTTTTCCTAAATCTTTCGGCCGATCTTTGTCCCAAACTTCTCCACCCTCTGCATACTGCAAAAAAGATGTATCGTCCCTACGCTGTTTGCGTACTGGCTTTGGCATCTTGGATGGACTAATAGCACCCATACCACGACTAGCCATCATCATTACACCATTTTGCCGCGTGTTTTACCACGCTTAGCGCAGCCATCAGCAGCACGTACATAACCGCCGTTGGCATAACCACCAGATGATTTACCCATTGACTTTGGCATCTCCGTAGATGTCAAAGACTGGTTATAGGCATCCTCTAGTTTAGGTGCCATTTTTTCATCTTCCATTTCCTCCATCATGCGCCTTTGCTCAATCGTAGGAGGAATCTTTCTACCACGGCCAGCACCAGCCGTGCTGTTCATTTTTATGCCCAGCTTTTTTTCAACTTCTTCTGTAATGTTTGGATTCATGATTGCACCTTAATAAATTTTGCACTTTGTCTTGCCACGCACAGCAATTCCATCTGCACGTTTAGATGCCGATGTATCGCCACCAGAACTCATCTTAGTGCCTTTAGCTTTTACTGCACCACCTTTTGCAAGTCGAGTGGTATTAAAGCCGCGGCCACGTTTTTTCAAATCTTCTTGTTGGCGGCGATATGCTTCTATATCGCCTGCCTTCATACCAGTGGCAGTGCCACGACCACCTTTAATAGTACTTGGTCGAGTTTTAGTTCTATGGTAAACCATAGCACTTTGATCTGTTTGATCTTTATAAGGAATACCGCTGGCTGCTAAAGCCTGAGCTTTTCTTACCATGCGGTTATATTCTTGTTCACGCTCTATGTCTTCTGCTGTTGCGCCGCCTACACCGCTACTACGGCCAGCACCTGCCGGATTATTAAAAGGAACGCCAGTCCTTCGAGAAACATCGACACTAATATTAGGGCCGACATCTTGACCGGGATTAAAAACATTTTCCTCATCATAGCTAGACCTGCGCGGGGCAGCGGCTGCAGGAGCAGCAGCAGCAGGAACAGCAGCAGCCATAGACCGACTTGGTGCTGCACTGCCACCGCCAGTGTTAACACCTGCAACTGGTGCTGCTGCAGCAACAGGTTTAATAGCCGGTCCAGACTGACCAGCCAGTTCACCAGCAGAAACGTTAGCGCCTTCTCTTTCTGCCGCTGCTCTCATGGCATTAGTAATTCGAGGGCCAGCCGTCAATTCAGGCGCTGCTACTGTTGCTGCTTGTGATTGTGCAGCAGGTGCTTCCGCTGCCGCTGCAGCTGCAGCTTCTCGACGCGCATCTGCACTCCTAGTGCCCCTATCTTCTACGATAACAGCATTAGGGTCATGCTTAGATTTTCGGTCTTTACCGAACTTGTACCCAAGAGCACCAATAGCAGCAAGCGCCGCAAGATTACGCATTCCTCTAGCCATGATAAAGTCCTTTAATAAAGGATGGTTTGTTAGCAGCTGCCGCCACTCTTCATGCCAGTCATTTTAACTTGCATGGCTTTGGTTTTGCCTTTTTTAACAATGCCATCGGCTTGCTTGTGACCAGCAGCCAAACCACCTGCAGCATAACCTTTAGTCTTGCCGCCGTGTTTCATGTTGGCTTCAGCCATCTCATGTTTGATCATGGACTTAGGAGCGCCTTTTTTCTTCATGAAGGCAATCTCTTTACCCATCATCTTCTTAGACTCTTTCATCTCACCACCTCCAGAAAATTTGCGGCCCTTATCAGCCTTGATAAATTCCTGTCCCACGCTAGACGGGACTCCTGCTTTCTTAGCAAACGATGGATTGTTGGCCACCGCTGCCATGAAATTATGCTGCTTCTTGCTCGATGACGGCATCGCGTTGGGCTTTCATTTTCTGAGCAGCTAGAAGCGGCTGCAACAACTCTTTGTTGAAGTCTTTGACAAACGCATGTGCCCCAACGTGCGGCAAGCTGATCTCTGGGTCAATATACACCGTAAACCCTTCAGCAATTGCTCGCTTACAGAACATAATGTCCTCGCCAATGTATGCGCCGTCAACTACGCCAACATCAAACAGAGCGTGTTCAACCCGCCCCGGATTCATGGCATCTGCGCCATACGTCCACTCTGGGTGGCGTTCGACCAGCGTAGTGATCACATGGCGACGGATCAACATAAAACCTGTTGCAGCCATTCTGGCTTTAAGAAGACCGTGCTCGTCCATCACGGGCATTTTGTCGTCATCCAAATACAGCCCAGCGAAAATTTTGCCGCTGGTTGTACGAGATGGGTAGGTGCCTGCAACAACATCTTTGCCAGTGCTGACTGCCATGAGCCGCAAGACCGCATCTGCGTTAATGACCACATCGGCATCAACAAACAACATGTCCGTGCAATCGGAATCAAGAAACTGCTTGACCAGTATGTTTCGTGCTCGAGAAACAATAGAGCATCCAGTCACTTCTGCAAACGACAGACGGGCACCGTAGTGCTCAAGATGACGACCAACACTAGCTAGAGCAAATGCAGTACCAATGTTGACCTTGCCGTCATAGCAAGGGATTGCAATCATTAATTTGCGGCCAGCCAAACTAAACGATTTCTCTGTCATCTTGTTTCCCTGTTAACCGTGTTCTACGTTGTTGTTCATTCTGATTGCGTCAATTTTACGCTCTAAGCGGTCAAATCTCTGCATTAATTCTTGCATGTCAGCACGAAACTCTGTTCTGGTAATGTGATCACGAGCAACCTCTTCTCGCGTTTTATTGAGCAAAATACTAATTCGCTGTAGCTCAGCAAACTTCTCTTTTACGATGTACCCAAGCAAAGCCACAATGGCTGTGAGTACCACATTCCAAATCATCATTTCCATGATTTAACAGTTCCATGCTCGCAAACTTTTGTTGATGCGACTGTTAGGATCGTTGGCCGTTTTGGCGCTGGTCAGTTTTTTCTTCATGCCAGACATCCTTGCACAAAAAGAGTCTCGGCGTGAGCCGCCCTCTGGTTGGGGAGGCTTCAAGTTCATACCCTGTTTTTTTGCAGAGGCTCGGCCCTTGGCATTTAAGCCACCGCTGGGGTTCTTGCCTTCTTTGCGTTGCCATGCTGCAGTCTTAGCCATAACGAACATTCTTGCTAATTTCTAACAAACGGGCAACTACATGTTCTTTGTATGCTGCCATTTCATTTTCATCATGAAACACAACAGGCGCAACAATGGTGCTGTAGTGTGGATGAGAAATAGGAAACAAATTTTTGTGGCTATCTTTATCCATCAAGCTATAAACCAACCCAGATCCTTCACTTGATCTGTACCACTTGTGAGAGTGCTTACTTGTGAGTGGTTGAATAGCTTCTGTATACGCTTTGGGGCCAGTTAAAGAAAGCACTGCCAACTTGGATACGCCATCTTTTTCAATGGAGTATCCTTCAATGTTATCCAGCACTTTGTCAATCACAGCTTTCAAAAATGGATGACCGGGCGCTCCGATTACATGCCATTGCTGGTACTCCCCATACGGGTACTTGTTGCTCATCCCCCACTTACCCGTGGGAAAACTTATCCAGTGCGCCAGCACATAATCATGGCCGTCAATTATTTCTTCCAAAGGTTTACTTGCAACACTCTTGATGTCAAAGTAAGCCCCGCCAACCTTGTAGATTAACAAGTACCTAAACAGGTCAACTCTGGCTGCACCGTACAACGGATTGATTTTGTTGTACACCCTGAGGATATTTGCATCATAGTTGTCTTCGATGAAATCAAGCATGTCTTGATCATCGTACAGCCGATGCTCCCATTCAGGGTTGTGCTGCTTAAACATGGCCAGCACCTCGTTAATCGGCTGAGGCAAATCATTCTTTCGAACGAACGTCTGATGAATGATTTTTGGTACGGCCATGTTAATCCTCAACCGTAAAACAAAGTGACAGCAGCAGCACTGCCCGTATCGCAGTAAACGCCATTGAGGGCACGAATGCCCTCGCCGGGAATTACAACAGTGTGGCAACCAGCCGATGTTACGCCAACGGTCAGCAACACCGCGCCAGATGCAGCCGAAGCGTTGTCGTAAAAGACAATAGGGCTCGACCCGCCAGCAGTCACAGACACATATGCGCCTTTGATTCGCACAGGGTATGGGACCATCGCCGCGTCACTCTCGGTGTACGCGGCTTTTACGTCATATTGCATTCCCATGATTTACCTTTTAAGAAAAGGAAATAATTCTTGAGTTGTTGTTGCCGCTATGGTACTCGGAGTTCATCACTTGGTAGTATGAACTACCCCCAGCAATTTCGACAAAAACAAGCTGAAAAAACGCTGTAAGATCCGACGGGTCTTCGGGACCACCAAACCCGACCTGTTGCACTTTTACTGCGTTACTACCGGAAGAGTCCGGGGTCGTAACCGCGACAGTTGTGGCTTCTCCAGAAGTGGCGTAAACATTTACCCTACCCTTTACATATACGTTTGAGGTCGGTGCGCCCGGAGCGGGAACAGGCCGTACTACAACCGCGCCACCGGAGAATGAATCAGGCAGTGGAAAGTAGCACGAGTAGACATGGCCAACTGCTGATGGTGCGGGAAGGAAAATTACTGGGTCGCTTGTGCTGCGGTCAACGTAAATGGTAGTGCTTGCGCCACCGCCACCACCGCCGCCAATAGGCACCCACTCAGTGCCGTCCCACTCTTGAAAGCCGTTTTGGGACCGTACTGGTCCGCTAAAAGTTGTGTTTGCCATGATTTATCCTTTTTAGGGTCCGTTAATTTCACCACTAACCCAACCACTCAATTGCACAAATGCTTGTAAACCGCTTCCGTAACCCAAGTCACGAACACCAGCAAGCACAAATTGGAGATAAAAAGGGACCGGATACATAACCAGCGTGTTGGTACCCCCAATGTCATAATTAGTTGGTGGACTGCTGTTGCCTCCCATATATTTACCTTGAAACTGCACATCATTACCGGGCACGGCAAGTGGGCAACTAAGGTTAATGGTATAGGCAGTGCCGCTTGGATATTGACTTGCATTGTTTACTACAGTGATCATTTTACCAATCTCAGTAAACTCAATAGTCAATGGCACATCAAGAGATGCAATCAGAGCGGCACCGCCGCCGCCACCAATAGGCGTCCAGACGCCATCAACGAGTTCTTGAAAGCCGTTTTGCGATCTGACTGGACCGCTAAATGTTGAATTTGCCATGATTTATCCTTGCTTGGCAGGCTGTTGATTTTGCTTTGCCCACCAAGCCTTCAAAGCTGCGACTTGCTGGGGAGTGAATTTGGACAGGTCGATCATGATGTGTTCCTGTTAGGGGCCGGGGAGGCGCTGGGTGTAAGGGTAAACTAAGTGGTCCGGCGCAGGGTCGTAAAACTGAAAAGTTGCTGGTGTAGTTGGCACAAACGGCGCAAGAGTACCAAATCCGGGGACGGTTACAGTTTGTAGCCTAGTAATTTCAAACGCATTTGAAGCCGACAGTGCGCCATAAATAAACATAGTGTCCGTCGGCGCGAATAACCCAGAATACGTCAGAAAACTATTATTTTCAGTGAATACGGGATACTGACCAGCGTTGCCGCTGTATGTTTGAATTGATTGCAGTAAGTTGGTGGCGAAAAATGACGCATCCGTCCCCGCAATGGGGGGAAGCTGAAGCGCCCAGCAATCAGAACTATTTCCGCTGGCAATATTTGCAATCTTATATGACGCGCCAACTTCAATCGCGGGTAATTGAATAATATTGCCAGCCGTAGCACCTGTTGGGGGGTCTTGGGTAGAGTTAGTGGAGTACCGATTGTCGTCGCCATAGGGTGACCCCTGATTGTTCAACAGGACAAGCGTACTGCCACCGCCACCGCCACCAGCAACAGGCACCCATGCAGAGCCGTTCCACTCTTGGAAGCCGTTCTGCGATCTGACTGGGCCGCTAAAGGTCGTATTCGCCATTTGATTCTCACATGCGAGTCAGTGGTGCTCTGTCTACATGTCGTCAGCCGGGGCTGTCAGAACACCGAGAAGTCCCGGTTTTGTTTAAATGTACACCAAAAGAAAAGGGAGCACAAGGCTCCCTCTTCTCATGCCAATTAAGGCGCAGGTGCTGCGGCACCGGGCGAACCGTAGATACCTAGCGGATCGCTCACACCGAAGCTATAACGCTCACGGGCCTTATAGCGAACGTTACCAGTGTCGAAGTCGCCGTCCATGCTGTTTTGCAGCGGGGTACGAACGAAGTGCTTCAGACCGTTGGGCACATCCGTGGTAAGGAACCAAGCATTGTCGTCGGTCAGCCAGTGGTTAATGGTGTAACCCTCTGGGATCGAGCCATTGCTCTTCAAAGCGTTGATGTCGTTGTCAGCCGTGTTCACACGAAGCTCAGTTTCCAGCAAACGAGTTGCAACGAACTGCAGCGACGGGGGAACAATCAGCTTACGCGGCTTGGCTGCAATCAGCAGACCACGCTCGTCCGTCCAACCGGCGATCTGAATGACAGCATTCTCAAGAGAAGTCTCATTCAGGTCAGCGCCGGTAGAGGGCGTGTTGCTGTTATAGCCACCAGAGATCAGCGGATGCTGAGTGTTGAACAGGCTAACACCGTCGCCATAAGTGACGAGAGGATTGAAGCCTTGGTTCAGAACTGCAGCAGCCTTAACCTGCTTGGTGTACGCCATCGCACGGGCCAGAGCTTTGGTGTAACGGCTCGAGAGCGAGTCGTACAGGTTGTCCTCGATAGCCTCTTCGGTAATCGAGAAACCCATTGCAATGGTTTCGTGGGTATAGCGAGCGGTCCAAGCTTCCTGCGCGTTGTCATAAGCAATCGCAGCGCCCTCGTTCTTCACCGGAGCGGCGGAGAAGCCAGACAGCTTGGTTTCCTCTTCAAAAGAACGCTCGGAAGTCTCGGTTTCGTAGATTTCCTTATGCTCTTCGCCATAGCGCTTGTACTCCAGACCAAACAGGGCGTTCAGACCCGGCAGGAGTTCCTTCAATAGTTGGGCACGAGAAATAGCCATGATTTAACTCCTTATGTAAGCAGAGGTTGTTCCCGCGCTGGGTTAGGGGTGATTGCATTCAAGCCGGGATCCCGCAGAATCACCCGCAGTTCCGGATAACCGGTTGCGGTTTCAGAGGCAGGAACAACCTCAACAACCCGAACCATACCAGAGATGGTCGAAGTAAAGGACGAGGACAAAACGCTCATGAACGAGTTACCGGTGTTAATGCTGCCATTCTCACCGAGGAACTGCGTACTCACTTGTGCATTCATTCCAATCGCCCAGTATTGAGCCTCAGAAACAGCCGCTGTGGTTGTGTCAGTGGTGTCGGTGAGAACCACTTGGAACAGCGCCATTGGGTCATCAATGATGTAACCAACTGCGTCAGGAGCAGTAGCAGGGCCGGGCCAGAATTGCGAAAACGTAGGCTGTTTGGTCACCGGGTTGGTATAGGTGCAACCCATGAACACACCATAAGGCGTGGGAGTGTCAGCACTAGTGACCTCATAGCGAAGGATGCGAGCGCCATCAACATCTGGACGAGCGGCCATGTAGACCAAGTCGCCATAAAAAATTGGGCTTGCAGCAACGGTAGTAGATCCATTGTTACTAGTGTTCGACAGCTTTAGCTGACGTGTTGCTCCGGCATACGGCTTGCCATCAGCAGAGTTAACTGCTCGAAAGCCATATGGAGCGGGAACAGCAGGATATGCCATATTAAATCTCCAAAAAAGTTAAAAACCTTTACCGAAAGAAACGCTTGTTTTCCTGTCTTTAAACAGCGGCATACGAGCGTCGCTTTCGCGCATGAAGTTATTGTCAACCGAATTCATCTGCATATCAGCTTGTTTCTGATAATGCGCGTTTCGTTGGTTAACAAACTCGGCCGGGGTTTTGCAAAGCAACAGTCCACCAATTTCAATCGAGTCTGGGAATCGCTCAGTACCACGTTTGAACAGTTGAACCTCAGGATGCTCCGATGCTTTTACAGGCTCCCAACCTTCTTGCAACATACCAGAAATGTTAGATGGGTCATCTTGACCACGAGTTGCAACACGGACCCACCTAAACCGCCAGCCCGGTTCTTCGTTAACCTTAGGCAACAGTTGTTTAGGCTTCCAACTCGTAGGGCGAGAAGCAGCCTCACGATTTTCTGTTTCACGTTTTGCACGGGTTTGTTCACTCATCTTCATTCTCCAGCTTTTGCTTTCGCAACCTCACGAGCATAGTCCTCAAGTTTGAGTCCCAGCCGCTTGGCGATGTTTACCTGCGATTTTGACAACACGATTTTCTTGGATGCAGTGTTTCTAGTCGCTGGCGCTACCACATTACTACTTCTGGCCGGAGTAGGCGCATCCGACCGAGGTTCGTCAAATTTCTCAGGAAACCGCTTTCGCATTTCCTCATCAAGTCGATCAAAATACTTGCTGCTAGATGGAGATATACGCTCATCTTCAACAATCTCTTGATGCAAAGCCAGTGCATAACTAGTCATGCGCCGGTCTTTACCGAACCATTCGTTCGCATTCTTCCATCTTTCTGTCTGTTCATCAAGTCTTTGAGGCTGAACAGGTACAGAAACTTCATTATTTACTTCTTTTTCAACCGGAGTAGGGGCCGGTTTGAAGTTTGCCAGCTTATCTGCCTTGATTTTTATGGCAGTAAGGTTCTCTTGAGCAGTAATTAGCCCTTCGGCGTCACCAGATTCGTAGGCTTCCTTAAAAGCCCGCTTCGCAGCTTCCAAATCGTTATTAACTACCTTCTTGGCCTGCTCAATTAGGGCTTGTTGACCCTGATTTACGGAGCCTTTGAGCTTCTTATTCTCCTCTACAAGGCGTCGGGCAGCATCTACGGCAGCTTCACGCTCCCTAATAGCCTCTTCAGCCCGTCGGCGCTCCTCGTGATACCCCTTTGTGAAGTGCCGAATGCGAGCTTTGACGCCTTCGTCATACTTTTCTAGCTCGTCATCAGTCATTTCCTTGGGCGGCTCAGTCATCGGCTTGCGATTCCTGTCCTCCGGAGGGGTGTCATCGACAATTTCGATGTTGTTTTCTTGCAACTCGCTGTCTTTTTCCTGCTCAGCGGCCACAACTTTGCTTCCTTCTCGAGAAGATTTCTCTTCTTTCTCGTGAGGAAACAC